TACATTGATCTTTGACTTTTCCCAACTTGCTATTAACTTCGCGCGTTCGGCGGCAGGAATGTTATACCACATTTTCGCCATGTTACCATCTACGTTGAAGCCCGCACCGTCCGCGCCGAATTTGTTTACTTTCAAATGGTAGCGAAATTGATTCAACCGTTTCTTAAATAGCTTTTCGGAAGGGGACAGCGCACCGCGAAGAATATCGTAGCGTTCTTCTATGTCCAAGTCTTCCCAACGCTGTACGTCTATACTACCCCCTTCTACCCAATCGGGGTCTACGCCCTGCCAATGGTGGCGGCAATTATAACCGCCCCGGTGCGTGAACGCAGGCCCGCTTTTGCCCTGCCAATTGAAATTCCAACTATCTATAACTTTCTTCGAATATACTTTGCCTGCGCGCTTGGCGCAAAAATCACGCGTGGTTCCTATCACGTTGCCGACGTAAAGAAAATGCTTCAAGCCTGCGGCGTTAGCTTGATTAAGGTTTACTTGGTTGTGAAAATTCATTAACGCATCATTGGTTAATGTCTTTGCATGGATAACCATTGATCGGCCTGCGGCATCTACGCTTCCGGTTAGTTTTCCTTTTACTGCCGTTAAAAGCGAATCGAACGAAGCCCCGCCTGCTACGGCATTATACATAGCCTGCACGATTTCTTCGTTTACGCTTTGGCCCAAGTTCATAAAATTATCGAAGTCAATTCCTTTCAATGTATCGATAAGGGCTTTATCCTGTCCGGTGAAATTAGCAGCTACGCCCAAACCCCGATACGAAGTAAGAACGTGTTCGGCGGCATCGTCATAGCCTGCCACAACGTCGCGCACGCCTGCCCCATAAGTACTATCGAAAATCCCGGTAAGTTGCTTGTGTACTTTCTGCGCCTGCTTTAAATTCACCTTCGGCCCAAGCAAGTTACCCGCTGCGTTTGTTTGCAACGAATTTACTTGGTTGATAACACGCTTTTCCAAGTCTTCGATAGATTTTTGCAAACGTAGTTGATGCCCGTCGATATTCCGATTAAGGAAATCGTCTGTATTTTCTACTATCTTTGCAACGTCGCGTGCCATTTATTGCGCTTCCAATAAGTTCTTTTCTTCCAGTTTCCGCATAAAGTCACGTAGCTTATTTAATTCGCGCAAATCGTCTTCATAGTCGGATTTGATTCTGCGCGGGCAATTGCTATTATGAAGCGGATCGGGCGGGCAAGTTTTTTCCGCGTCCGCCAAGCGCGATTCCAATTCGCGAATACGCATCAAAATACTTTGTTGGTTTATCTGCCGGGAAAGCCCCGCAATGGAATTCTTCAATTCCGCGTCTTTATCGGATAGCTTTACTTCTGCCGCGTGCAATTCGCTATCGGTACAGTACGTGTCCATGTATTCGCGTGCGCCCCAACCCGCACCTAATAGCACGCCTACGCCGACTATAGCGGCGATTAAAAGGTTGACGATATTTAGCTTTCTTTCGCCCCCTTCTTCCTTCATTAGAAAGCCCATTACTACCCCCTTCGGATAGCTTGATTATTTCAGCCACTTTTGCGAAAGTATTCCAACAAAGGGAATTTCGATTTTACTACCCTTTTTGGTCGTGGATCGGTTAATTCTTCTTCGCGCAAACTGCTAACTATTCTATGAAACAGTTCCGCACGACGCGCCCAAACCTTAGCAAATTGCGGATCGCCCCAATGCAGGCGTAATCGTTCGGCTTCGCCAAAGCACATATTGGCGACTTCTTCTAAAAAGCGAATTACCCCTATGCGTTTTATCTGCTTTCGGATAGTTCGCTTTTCTTCGAATGATAGCGTCGGTGCATCTGTCATAAAATAGCATTACTTCTTCCGTTTGCGCGGTAAAACTAGCTTGCGCGGGCTTGCTTTTCCCGACCGGAAAAGCTTCATTTCTTTTCCTCAAGCCGCGCCTGCTGATTTACCGGATACGCCTGCCTTGCGCGCTTTGGAAAAACCGATAGCGCACGCCTGCGACTTGCTTTTGGCCTTGCGTAGCTTCGCCATTTACTACCCCCTATTTCATTTTAGGGATTGCAGGCTTAACAACGCCGGTTTTGCGCTTGATCCATTTTGTAGGTTTAACGTTGGTTTCCTTTTGGGTTGCCAACGAACGGTTAACCGGACTTGCTAAGCCTTGATTGGGCTGCGGATTTCCTACTTGCGCCATTTTTTCTTTCCTTTCTTCGATTTGGTCTTCTTTTTACTGCCGCATGATTTCGCCACGTTATCCCCCCCTTCGTGCCTGCGACATTCTAATAGCATAGTGCATAGCGCGGGCTTTCTTCAAGCCTGCCTTATTGCCGGGGTAGCATTTAATCGCCGAACCCTTCGGCTTATCCCTTTTGCTACCCGCTTTCTTGGGATGCCCATGCACGACTCAATAACGCCCCCCGCGTTTGACTACTGACATTTTCTACCGTCCCTTTCTGCGCCTTCGCTGCCGCTATGCGTTGTTCGCGGACACGTAGAACGCGTTTGGTTTCTGTTTCGCCCAAGGTTTCTATTGCTATCATTATATAAAGTACTTCCATAAAACGAAGAAAACCGGTTAGTGACATTTCCCTTTCCAACCGTTCTTCGATAAATTCCCTTATATTCGGTATCGACGACGGAATTTCTGCTTCTAAAACTAATTCGGGTTCTGCCTGCGCGTCGATAATGTCTAAAAGCTTTAATGCTTCGGTTACTTTGGTTATTACCTTGTTATTTACTACACTTTGAATCTGAATTATGTTCGTACCCTGTTTGTTTACGGCAGGCGATAGCGAAACCCCCATATTCTGCAAAGCCGTAATATCGGAAGGTTCGCTATCGACAGGGGGGCTAGGGGGTTTTCGCGAAAATCCCCTTCTACCGATACTTCGTTGCTATTCGCGCTGTAAAGTTCGTCTTTAAATGCTACCAATACGTAATAATACGTGGTCTTCGCATTTGGCGGGTACTGAATAACAATATCCGTTTGGGTAGTACTTCCTAACATGGATTTATTGATTTGCGCTTCGCCCGTTTCATAAGGCCCGCCCGCCTGCGTCCCCCAATATAGCTTCCAATGGGTTATCTGGTCGTAATCGGTCGGGTAATCCCATGCAAACGTAACGCTTTTATCGTCTGCCTGCGCCATAGGAATTAGCAGCAGGCCAAAAAGAAGAACGATAATCAAAGTCGCTAACAAATTAAAAAAGTTTTTGTAACGTTTCATTTTACTACCCCCTTTGCTTTTGTTTATCTTGACTCCATCCGTATGACCATCACAAAATCGTCGATACTTGGGTAGGCATATCCGGTTACATTCTGCAAACTACTTTCGTCCGCGCCGGTCTTTGTTCTAATGTACCCGTCGCCCCCCGGTGTAAATGGGCTGTCAAAGCTAAATTGTGTACGTCCATCGATAACCCGAAGTGCTATCATAATATCATCTGTACCGTCCACAACGAAATCTATCCATTCTGTCCAACGGTATTCGTCGGCTTGAAGTGAAAATCTGCTAGTAATAACTGGAACCGGTGCGGCGTTGAAATTTGCTTCGCCTGCGCCCCACGGCAAGTTGGGATATCCAACGTACATACTTTCAACCCCGCTTAAACCGGAACTTCTACCGTATAGTAAAAACCGAACTTGGGTTGGGGTTATTCCTATATCGGTTAAATTCGAAGCTTGGAAAATCTGCCGTACGTTTACATCGTTGAATTGTGAAAACGGCCCGCCGGGGCTTGCCAGTTGTGACATTAGATAAGCGGTAGTAAAAACGTCCGTACCGGCTTGCCCCTGTACGGCGACAACCAATTTGCTTTGAGTACCCCCCGTATCATCACTATAGCCGCTTATTGTAACCAAACTACTTTCGTCCGCGCTGTCGGTCTTATACCAACCAACGGAAACAACCGGCTGCGTTCGCGGGGTAACGGCAGAAAAAGGGCTATTGCTAAACTTGAAAGCAAACAACCAACCGTTTTCCGTTGTCCCCGGCCAACTTACATCTACCCAATCCGACCAACGGGTTTCGCCGGGGTCTAGTACAAAACCGGAAGCACCATCGAAAGTAATTTGCGTTGGGGTTGCTGCGAAGTTGCCGCCTGCTCCGCTGTATTCCCCGAAGTAAAGTGAATCTACGTTAACAGCAGCGCCATTATCGTTAAATACCTGTACGCGGATTCTTGCCAAACATAGTAAAGTAGACATTTGCCCTAGTCCGGTGCTAGAAGGCAAGTACAACTGTCTATAATTTCTTCCCGTAACCGTTACGGCCCCTGTATTATTATAACTGCCCAAGATTGGATAGATATTCCACGGCTTAACGTCCGCTGCGTCTTTGGCTTCGTCCGTCCAAATAGCAAACATCAAATCGGAAGTAGGATAAGCGGCCCAAGAAAGGGCCGCATTTTGAAAAGCACTATTACCGGGGGCTACAGGACTACTATTATCCCAACCTATGCCATGAGAATTAGAACTATTCGGGCCGGGGGTATCAACACTAATGGCAAGGAAGTATGGGGTTCCATCTGCTAATTGCAGCGTCCCGTCGAAGTCAAAGTATTCCCATTGGAAATCCTGAGTAGCATTTTGATTCAACCTACCGGAAGGAATGGAAGCAGTTGCCAACGCACTTCCCGTAGGCACGCCGGTAGAGCCAAACGTTCCGCTATGGGCGAAAATACTACATATAACGTTCGCGTCGGGGGGATCGTTGCGCCTAAATAATTGTACGCCGACACGTTTCAGATATTCACCATTGCCAAGAAACGATTGCCCCCATGATTGGTTCCCCCCGGTGTATCCAAAAAACGAACCGCCGTTGCCGTTAGGGTCTTCGTATCCATCCACCAAGTAATCGGCGGCAACGCATACATAAGCAGGATACGTTATTTCTTCCGCTGTCTTCCAACGCCCCGCGCTGCCATGTGATAAACCATGCTTACGATAGGTCTGCTTCGGCGGTCTTGGGATGCTAAGACGCTTTACGGGTTTATTTGTCCGTATGATCCTTGGCATTTGCTACCCCCTATTCTTCTTCTACGGGTTCTTCTTCGAATTCTTCATCTTCGCGTCCCTGCTGCGATAGGTCGCGCGCCCTTGATAGCGAACTTGATATGGTCGGAAGCTTGCCCGCGTCTATTTCTTTGTCAATCTTTGATAGCATTTTCGTATCCAAGCTTGGCAGTAACATTCGAACCGTTGCTTTTTGAAGTTCCTTTTTAAACGTTTCACTTCCGCTAACGATAGTTCCCCCTGTCATCATGTTTTCAAGGTCTGCCGCAAGGTCTTCGATTTCGTACGTATCTGGTGATCCTATTTGGGTATCTTTGTTTAGTTCTTCCATGTTCTGCCATTTCAACCAAAGCCTAATTGCTTCACGTTCCGCTTTTGCTACGTTCTTTCCCTTCTGCACCAATTTACTGTTAAGCATCTGGAATTCAGTTTTTAATGCTACTCCACTTTTGGCCTGCGAAGAAATTTCCGTAGCTGCCAAACCCCCTATATTACTGCTACGGTATATTTCTTCTATCTTTTTCGCTATCAACGAAAGCGTTGCGTCCACCGGTTCGGCTACGGATGAATCCAACCAATCTGGTTTACTATCTGGATTTTCGGGGTCAAATTCCAAAACGGCGACTACGCCCACTTCGTCCTTTTTATCTACTGCGCCTGCTTCCTTCATAGGCATACGCATCATTGGAAAAGCCGCGTAGTCGATAATTTCTTCTATCTGCGAAAGGTTGCGGATAATCGAAGCATCAATTCGCGCTATATCGGTAATGTCGCTAACGCCAACTTCGGGATCGATAGTACTTCTAGCATTGAAAAGCCAAATAAAAGGGATTTCGCCTAATTGGTTTTCCCCTTCATTTATAAGATTCGCCGCACGACCTACAGCTTGGCTTTTCGGGGGTATTCCGGTAATCGATACTTGGGTTGCCTGCTCTTGGGAAATTGCTACGGTCGCTTCGGTTTCCGCCAATTCCCATACTTCCCAATATTCGGTTGTCCATATTCTATACTGCCCGTCATTGTCAATTACTTTCAAATAGCTTAGATATGGACGGTTGAATTCGTCGCGTTCCCATTCCCAATCTAGTATGTTAGTCGGGGCATAGCCCGCCAAATAAGGATATACGCGCTTGTCTATTTCTTCTTGTCGGGTAGCAACGGAAGAAAAAGGTTTATCTACCAGTATTCCCGCGTGACCTTGGATCGAACTCATTTTTTGCCAGTTGATAAAAAACTGGTCGAAACTTGTTCCCTGCAAATTGCAATCGGACATAAACAGAAGAAAAAGCGGATCGTTAGCAAGCTTTTCTGCCAACTGCCTGTCGAATTCGTTTTTGAATAAAAAGCTATTCAATATTTCGATAATGCTTCGCGAATACGACAAACCGTATGCTTCGTTTGCGCGGCGCTGATAGTTCGTTGTGCTTTCGCGTTCGTGCCGGTACAATGCGCCCAACTTGATTAACGCGCGCGCACCTTCGTAGGCGGCGTTAAGAAAAACCCATTCATAATAGTACAAATCCCAAAGCGAATTGGTTTCGATAAGCTTTTCTTCGTCCATTCCACCTTTAATCGTGCCTGCCATTTTACTACCCCCTTATTTCCAATGCGTTCTACCGGTGCGTGCGTATCGCTTCTTCAAAGGATATTCGCGCCAAACCCGATAACCGTATGCGTCGGTTAAATGCGTTAACGTTGAATCGGTATCTTTGTCGATTTCCCCTGTTCCCCCTTCGATAAGTACTACCCCTTCGAAATCCCGTACCATATTAGGCGCGCGGGACGGATCGACCATGCAGTTAATATTACCGTCAACGGTGCGAAGCCTTGTGTTTACTGAATTTACGCGGTCGCGTTCGCGGGGGTTGGACGGGGGGACTTTAAAGGATACTTTTCTACTTCCGAACTTGTTCCAAAAAATGTCTTTGATAATCTGCCAATCGCTGCCTAATAGCTTTGCCGTTCCCTTGCTTCCGCCCGTTTGGTCGCCATAGCAAATAATCGGGCCTGCATGGTCTTTGTAGTCTTCATACAGCTTATCGCAAACGCGCTTCGTATTGCTATTGCGGGGAATCCATACTTCCCCAATGATCCCGTCGCCCCACGTTTCTTCTTCTTCGCTTGTCGGCAACCATTGTTCCTGTACTACTACCGCTACGCCGGGGCTTACGTTGAAATCGAAGCAAAACGAAAGCGGCTTATTAGCATCATATTCAAGGCGGGCGCAATGCGTACGTTCTTCAAAAGCATAGTACGCGCGTCCGGTGAAATTGATAAAACTGCCTTCGTATTCCTGTTTAAAAGTTAATTCGTCAAGGTCGCGTTTGGCTTCTTCGATTTCTTCGGAGGGTAGTATATCGCTTGAAGGCCACCAAAAGCTATTCCATACCGGGGGGCGGCCTGCGGCTATGTCTGCAATAGCACGCGCTTTCGCTTCCCTGTCCAATTCGTAGTAGTGATTTCTTCCTTCGGGAACACCGATAAAATCGCACCATCCGTTACGATCCGATAGCGCAGCGCGTACGTGGTCTGTCCACGTTTGCTTCTTCATGTTTGCGTATTCGTCCAGTACGCCCCCATCCCACGGTACACCTTCAATACGTTCGGGCTTATCCATCCCTAGTACGTGGATTTCCGCACCGTTAAGCAAAAATATTTGAAGCATGGATTCGCTGATACGGTAGATAAGATTGCGCGGAACCATTAGCTTTAGGTCTTTCCAGTAAATTCTTTTCGCTTGGTCGCGCGTAGGGGCGGCGCAAAAAAAGCGCGGGTCGGGATAAGGTGTCCCCCGAAGCGCGCGATATACTACTTTTCTTTTTCCGACAATTTCCGTCTTACCGCTTCGCCTGCCTGCCGGTACGACATTGAAGCGCGCCTGCGAAGCCCATAAAGCGGCCTGCACTTCATGGTATTTCAAAGGATACATTCTGTTGAAGGGTAGTACTTCTGCCATTTAGTCTTCTTTGCTTAGTGGTATGACCTGTCCTTTGGCCTTTTTCGGTTCTGTAATAGGAACGCTGCCAAAAAGCGCGTCTGCGGCCTGCTTAATTTTTCTTGCTACTTCGCCGGGGTCGTCCGCGCCTTCGCCTTCCTTACCGAAAATCCCCAAATGTTCACCAAGCATTTTTAAGGCAGTTAACTTTGGGTGGAGTTTGAGTTTTACGGTAGAAGTTCCGAAGCGGGTAGTAGATTCGCTAATTTCTGAAATGCAGGCGGTCAAGCAACGCGGGATAGTACTGCTGTCTTTAACACTTATCTGCCCGCTTTCCCATTCCGCAAAGTCCATCATATTAGCAAATCCGATCATCATTAGTTCACGAAGTATATCGTCGGTATCTAAATTGATCTTATTGCGTAGTACTTCTTGCTTCTCTTTTATGGCGGCTTGAACTTTGGGGTTTCGCAAGACTTCCCACGCGCTAGTCTTACTTCCTTTATACCCTGCTGCCCTATACGCGCGGTAGGTGTCAAGGTCTTTCAAATACTCATCTACCAAGCGTTTGCGGCGAATGTCGAGTTCGTCATAAGCCGTACTGCTACCGTCTTTCCGATTGCCCCCGCCGTTGCCGTTGCCGTTGCCGTTTCTTGTCAACCTTCGCATACAAAAACCCCTTTAATAGCTTGTCTTCTACAGATATCTTAACTTTTTACAAAACGCAAAAGAATTTTAAAAATTAAATGTCACGTTGGGCCGGTTTATCTGATATAATATATATAGAATGGAAAATAGCATCAAATACGTACTTACAAGCCCATTCCACCATTGCCGGTTCTGTAGCTACCACGTCCGCAAGTGGTTTCGCAATGAATCGACAGAAACCTACAAAGACGAAGACGGAAACGTTCACCAGTACAAAGCCGTAACCTATAATTCCGGTTTCCCCACATTGAAACGACACGTTCAAACCGATCATGGACATTATAGCGCGGCGTTGGAAAAACACTTAGGGGCTTTGGACGATATTTTGGATTACATGGACGAAAATTGGGAAGGGTAGTAAAATGAAAAAGGTTACAGCGATCATATTGTTTTGTGTTGGCGGCGGGGTTCGGAATTTCTTGATGATTATTTCAAAGCGTTACTAGAAGAAATAAAGGGGGTACGAAATGAAGGATAAATTCTGGTTGTGGTTGGCTCACCGTT